ATTGATAGTTTTAGATATTTATTTGGTAATTAACCTTTTATAACTATTTAATAATTATTTTTGTTATTAAGTTAATATACACTTTATCCATAGTGTTGTTAGTAAGTTTCTTGGTTAAAGGGAAGGAGTTGTTACCTTCCCTTTTTTTTTATAAATATTTGTTATTAATATTATTTTTTAGTTCGTAATCACATCTCTTTTTATAAGCATCTTCCTCTGTTTTAGAACTACCTAAATAAATATTTTTTCCATTTATAAATATGTGTGCTTTAAAAAGTTTATCTCTTTTATGATAACTAACACCAACATACTTACTTGTATATTTCAATTTTAATTTACTATGACAATTATTTTCTAAAGATGAAACCCATTCTAAATTACTAACAAAATTATTAGATTTTTGCGAATCAATATGATTGACTAAATTTTTACCATCAACCTTATCAATAAAACTTTCGGCAACTAACCTATGTATTTTCACTGTCTTTTTAGTTGCATCTTGACATAAAATAGCCATTAAATAACCATCTTTATCTTTACCTAAAGATAATAACCTTTCATTAACAAGTCTTTGACTACCATATTTAGCGTTTACCAATCTTTTACAAGATTTAACGTTGCCATAATTAGATATTTGATATAATCCTTCAAACCCTACAATATCTTTCCAAATTTCAGTATTATTTTCCATAAATTTTTATTCAAAAGGTAACGAATCAAATTCATCAATATCATCTACCATTATAACATCACCTACAATACAATCGCTTGGGTACAAACAATTATTATTGTGTGCTATTTCAGTAGCTATTTCATTAATTTTAAGATTTTTAAGTTTCCCTTCTTCATCAAATAAAATAAAACTTCCATCCATAAGCACAATAATTTCTGCGGAGGAATTATATTGGTAGTTACAAACTAATTGTCTTGCTTCATCAAAACTTTTGATATTTATTTTTTTTCTGCTACCATCGGTAGTAATAAGCGTTACATTCATTTTTTATGTTTTAGTAGTTCTTTATTTATTCTCTCAAAAAAACCCTAAATGCTGGGTCTATTCTCTTTTTTCTATTTTTATATTCCGAACCTCTTAAACTTTCATCGGTACGTTGTAACTGGGTACGCAAACTTCTGATAGTTTCAAAATTAGTCATCTTGGAACTTGACATCTTGGTAAGAAGGTCATAGGCGTTCATACTATCAATTTGCTCTTTTCCTATTTCGTGGAAGTAGTAAGTAGCTATTAATTTCATATCGCTATCTCTAACTGCTGGATTAGTCTGCAATAAAAATCTAACTTTGTCTTTTACTGATTTAAAGTCGTGAAATTCTTTCATAATTACATAATTTTCATTAAATCTGGATATTTATTTTCTAACCTTTCATATTCGTAAAAAGCATTTACAAATTGATTAAGGGCAAAATCTAACTTGGTGCTATTTGAACACTTGTCGGTATCTATTACACAAAATTCTTTTGCTAAATCGCTATTAAAATTAAAATCTTCTGGTCTATCTTTATAGTGCATTAAAACTCCTTGAAGCGATGTTATAATAGTTGATTTCATATTTATTTCATTTTTATCAAAAAAAGAAGGTTTGGCTTTACTCATTAAAATACCAGTAAATATAGAGTTATCAATACTATCATTCATAATACTTAATGAATCTTGTGCAAATTGACTTGTTGCAAAAGGGTGTTTTGAAATTTCAGTTAATACATCTTCAACCATTTTATCTGCTAAATCTTTAGGGATGCGTTTCATAGTCTTTTTACTTTATAAATGAAAGGTATATTTTTAGTTTCATTGTTTACTTGCAAAATAGCACTATAAATTTCTCGCATTTTTTGTCTGCTATCTGCAACTGCAATTCCATTAAAGTACCAATTAAATACTTCATCTATAATAACTCCAAACTTATAGAAGTTACCACTTGGTATTTTATTGTACTGCGTAAGTTCATTAAGAATATTAATATCCATTCCTAACTCTTGGAAACTGGACATTTGATACTTCTTTTTGTTCTCAAATTCCGTAAAAGGTGTTGTCTTTAAATTCATTGTTCTTGGTTTAATAATACAAATATAAAAAAAATTATTATATAAAATAAAAATATTATAAAAAATAATAAATTATATAAGTAAAAATTATTAGTTAAATTAATTGTTTAAATAGCATTTCCCTTTCCTCAAAGTAGTTATGCACTATTGTTCTATTTTCTGGGGTATCTCGGTAGTAAATACAGTCGGTTTTCCAACTTTCAAAATCGTTTCCAAGTAATTGAGAAAGTTCGTACATCATATAATAACAAGAATAACGAATATCAACATAAACTTTTTGTAAAGTTTCATCAGATTTTTTTACTACTATTTGTTCTACAAATTCACCATTAATATACCTATCAAACTTTTTACCTCTACCTAATACTGAAAGCGAAGCAAGTCTAATAGCTTTACCAGAAGAAGGCAAACCTTTAGTATATGTTTTTTTAGTAATGTAACCTTTAACGTATGCAATTCTCCAAAATGCGTGGTCTAAATCAGTAGCAGTAAGAGTACCAATTTCATCATTATATTTATAGTTATATTCAGCAGTATTTACTTTTGGTGGAATATCTATATAGGGATTTATTTTAAGAAAATTAGAAACATCAATTAATACCATATTAAATAGGCAAAGTAATTTGTTGTCAAAATTCTTATTAGCAGTCGAAAATACATTGTGTACGTTGTCAAAAATAAGTTCGTTACATTCGCTACCAAACCTTATAAGGAAGTTACCTTTTCCTTTTACCAGTTTGTTATAAAATCTATCTACTTTTGTTTTTGAATATAATCTTTTAAGTTTCTGTTCTTGGTTATCCATAGTTTAAATTTTGCCACCCAATTTTAATTTAGCTTTTAATTCTTTTACATTCGCTTGGAACAACTCTTTGCTAATTAGTTTTTTAGCATAAAGGTTTTCTAAATTTTTTAAAGTATCTTCGATTTCTTTCCTTTCGGCTTCATCTCTACCTTCAATTTTTTCTGGTCGCTTTCTTTCAGCAGATTTTTTCTTGGCTATTCGTAAATCAATTATTTCTTGGCGTTTGCTTACCTTTTTTTCTCTTTCCTTTCTTAATTTAGCTGGTAAATCTTCTTCGGTTACAACTTTTAATACTTCTTCCATAGAAGTTTCAGTATCTAAAGGAGAACCCATTAAAGTAGCTAATACATAATAAGAACAAGGTTTACCATCATCTTTTTTATTGGGAGCAACTAATATTTTGAAAATAATATTTTCATCAGAACTATATCCAGCTCTACGCATATCTTCAACTGTTTCGTTTAAGTTTAATAATTCATATTTCTTAACTACTCCAGTATCAATAATGCTTCCAATAGCTACTCGCATATTAAGGTTGTCATCAAAAAAAGCTACTTGGTCTGCTAACATCCACCAGTTAATATCTTTTAAATCCTTTGTAGGTATATTAAAAGGGTCAAAACAAATTTGAGAAACTGGTTTAGGTGCAGTAGTAGTAGTAGGCATTAGTGTTGCATCTAAAATAGAAACAATAACAGAATCAACTTCAGTTACTTTAATTTTAGATACTGGCTTACCTTTGTATAGCTTAAATAGGTTTGCAGAAGTCCACTTTTGAGCATCTCTCCACTTCCAACCTAATTTTCGCTTTTTAGATAGCTTATAAACACGCTTTGCTAAAAGATTAAAAATCCTTAACGAATAATTTTTTTTCATTGGTCTTAACCTTGATATTTTCTATATTTTTTTATAGTCGATAACGATAGTCCAAATTGTTCACTTGCTTTTGCACTTGTATTGGTTTCGCAAAATTCAGCAATTTGTGTTTTAAGTTCGTTGGTTAAAGGGTGTACTTTCATTCCAATATCAGTCATATCGTTATCTTTACAATGATAATTGATAGTACCTCTGGAACATTCTAATTCTTTTTGAATAGCACGATAAGATTTACCTTCTGCTCTCAATGTTAATACTTTGTTTTTAAGTCCTCTTGGTTTTGCCATCTTGTTTTTTATTAAGGTTATTGGTACAAATATATAAATTAATGGTAAAAAAAAGAGCATTTGCCCTTAATTTTACAATAAAAATTTATTATTAATTATTTTGTTTTACTTCTATATACTGCATACATTGTAGATGAAGAAGAACCTTTATCAAATGCTCTTGGAAAAGAAACTTTACGAACTGCGGTTTTATATCCAAAACCTTTTAAAACTTTTGCAGTTTCATCAGCAGTATATTTAGTGTAATTAATAGAATATGTTATATATTCAACTCCATTTATTTTAGTAATTTTTGCCATTTTTTTAAAATTAAATTATAAATTAAACTAATGCTTCACCAGTATTAGTACTACTACTAAATGGATTTACATTTGCTATTGCAGTATTTACATCTGCAAATGGATTCTTAACTGAATAGTCAGTTGGTTTGAAATCTATTGGTGCAAACTTCTTATCAAGCAATGCAGTAAACGGATTTGGTCTTGGTGCTGGTGCTGGTGTAGGCGTTGTACCTATTTCTTCATCAATTTTATCTACTACAACTTCTGGTTTCTTCTTTGTAGTTTTTAAAATAAAATATCCAGCCACACCTACTAATGTTATACTTCCAAGCCAAATTAAAGCTATTTGATTTTTTTCTGTCATCATAATATAATTATTTAAATAAATATGCGTAAATATACGAATATATACGAATTATTATTATATAAAAGTATAAAATAATCTGAACAAAGATAAAAAAAATATTTCAAATTACAAATGTTAGTGATAATAGGCGTTTAATACAAACCTTTTTTGAATAGATTTTTGGTTTCTAAAAATCGTTGGTTTTGCATCTTATTATTATTCCAATTTATCCTTTCAGTATCTCCAATATATTTTGAATTAATTTTATGAAATGCAATATTTACATTATGCACTTTATTCTCCAACCAATCCATAACTTGTGCTTCTGATTTTAGTTTAAAAATTTTATACCCTTTTGGTATAGCAACTGACTGCACTTCAATACCTAAAATACTTTGTTGCTTAATCAATTTTTCTTCTGGTGTCAATTCATTCATTAATTTAACAAATTCCATAATTATTTATTTAGTTTCTCTTTTAATTTTCTCGTTAATAGCTTCGGCAATAAATTTACCTAATTCATCTTGAAAATGCTCTGCTTGTTTAACACCTTCGCTTTCCTCAATTTCATTTTGATAACCATAAACTACTGCAATAATTTCACGAGTACCATCTTCTCTATTTCCCCAAATGTAAGTACCTAAATCATCGCCTTGATAATTTGCAGTTCCAATAAAATCTATAATCTGATTTTTCATTATTTCTTGGTTTTTAAATTTCTAATTTGTTGTTGTAACTCTCTTTTTTTATCAACGATGCTTTCATCATTGCTACCAAGCAAGATAAGTTTATCAAGTTCCTTATTAACAAACTTTAAATGCGTTCTTAATTCTGATAATGTTACATCCACATAATTATTATCTGGACAACAAGCAACGTATTGTTTACCTTTTGAATTAAAACCTAATGGTTTGTTGTCAAAACTACCACACCCAGTACATATTTTCATAACTTATTTATTTTTAATCATTAATACTATCATTCTAATTCAATTTGGATAAATTCTGAATCACCAGAAAATACGACACTATCTACAAATATAGCATCTCCAAAACCCAAGTCTTTTAAATTTTTTTCTTTAGGATTTTCACATCCAGAAGAAGCACCATAAAACCATTTTGGAGCATAATTTTGTGCTATTTCCAAATTTAATTTAGCTTTATTTTTTAAAATTTCTTGTTGTTCTTCATTTAGATACAAAATTTCGCCTTTTCTCGGAACTGCTGGTAATTCTATTTCAACAAATACATTTGAATCAAGAAAATCATTATCGTTTTTAATATGAACCTTTATTTTATACATAGCTTTTAAATTAATTTTTCTAAATCGTTAAGTGTTATTTTGTCTAAATTTCGCATAAGCAAATCAATCTTCATCTGGTCTAACAAACTCAATTGAACATCAAATCGTTCAATCTCGAATAAGTCTTTTGCCCATTCCTCAATCTCCTCTTTATCTCTACTTTTTTTGTAGTTATACCTATCTTCAATTTCCTCTAAAAGTTCATCTAAATCAAATTCATCTAAACTTACATCTACTGTTACACTTGCCATAATTATTGTTTAAATTTAATGTTGTTTTTACTCATTATTTCTTGTAATTCAGATAGTGATTTTATCCCAATATGACGAAATCTTGAAATTTGATATAATGTACATTCAGAAAGTTCATCTAAATAATCAATACCAGCATTTCTTAAACAATTTAAAAGTCGTGCGGACATATTAATATTAATTATTAATATTCTATTATCTTTAGAAAAATCGCTATTATTGATTATAATTTTTAATTCTTTTTGTTGAAGTGCATAATACAAATTTTGAAGCTGGTGGACATATTTAACACGAACACCATTTTTATCATCAATGAAAATTCCATTGCAATTCCAAAATCTATGTTCATCAATGGTCATTTCATCTTTTATAAAATGGCTCGGCATATTAACATCATAATAACCCAACTTTTCAAACCATTCAGCATTTAGTGGTATTGGTTTAATTTTATCAATAGGTTCGCAATAAAGATTCAAATCTTTTCTAAAAGAAATTGTATTAATTATTGTTTTATTGAGTTGTAAATCAATTGATTCGTGTGCATTTATTCCTACAATTTCAACTGTTTCATTTGTAAAAGGAAAAAACACTAAATTCCCAATTCTCAAATCTTTAGCTTCCATAACTATTCTTTTTTAACGTTTAAACTTTTGGTAGTTTGTACTCTGTCAATTACATATTGAGTAACATTCTCGCTACCATCAACTTGTACTGCATAATCGAATATTATACCTTTAATATCGCTTAATACTTGTACTTGCTTTACATCGCTAAATTGTAATCGGTTTTCGTTCACATAACGTTCAAAGTGAAATTTACTTGTTGTGATAACTGCAATAGGGTTTAATTGTTTTTTCATTTTATTTGTTTTTAAGTTAATTGATTTTATTTTTTGATTTATATTTTTTTAATTAGGTTAGCTACGTTTTGCCAATCATCTACACTTGCAGTTAATTTGTTTTTATACAATAAGCGAAAAGCATCCATAGTATCGGCAACCCTTTGTTTTTTGGTGTTGGTAGGTAAATCTGCTTTGATAGGCAGTTTGTCTGTTAGTTCCCATTCGATAACAACTCTACCAGTAATATTACATTTTCTTTCGTTCATCTCGTAAACTACACCCAAATCCCTTAATTGAGATAATAGTTTCCAAGCGTGTTTTACTTTAATTCCGTTTTTGTCAATGTAGTCTTGTAATTCACCAGCAGTACAAGGTGAACAATGTAGCATAGCGTAATGCGTTGCTAATCTTAATTTTGATAGTAACCCTTGTGCTTTAATCTGATTGTAGCAGTCGATTGAGGTTTGTCTTGCTCCCATAATCTTAATTGTTTTTAAATGTTGTTAATTTTTTCTACCGAAACCCAAATATCATCTTTAAGTTGGTAACCATCAAGGTCAAACCATCCAAGCCCATCCTTATATTCGGCTAATATTTTTAAGCCACAATCACTTGTTAATTCATACATAATCTTATTTGTTTTTTAATTGTTTTAAAATTTGATTTAATACATATCCTATGTAACATAGGTTTATTGATATAATTGTT